GTTTGTCGGGGCAAAGTGCCTCAATTACATTAGAAATTATTTTGGAGAATAAAATTATGAAATTCCCTACTCAACATTTGCGCGTACCATCAGTCAGAAATGGCTACATCCTCCATCGTGACGGTAATGTCACTTGGAAAACAACTCTTAGCACATCGGCTCCTGTTACGCCCTATGATGTGGTTGAACACACCTCAGTAGCTCAAGCAAAAGCGTTACTTGGCCAAATCTCAAGTACTGGTCGTAAGGGGTAGCCTTATGGTTAACATACCTATTAATGACCGTGAAGACAAAGAGCCTGAGTATACTTATTGTTGTGGCACTTGCTGTGACAGTTCTAAGTTAGCTTGGGAATACGAAGACCTAAATGCAAAGGTCAAGGTAGCTGATAAATTAGTGGCTGATTTGCTTGCACAGATAGAAGTATTGAATGTTACTAATAGGTCCCTAGGTGCAGCACAAGCTAAGTATTATGGATGGTACTTAGAAGAGTGCGACAAACGGGAGAAGTTGACCGTTGAACTGGGGGTGCTGCAACGTGGTATAGAGGAGGTAGCAGCCTGTGACAAACCCGCACAAGATTCTAAGTAAGGTTCCGTTGCACTTGCTTCAGCGTTTACCGGACTTTGTTATTAACCCAGACCCTAATATTTACATGGGTGACAATTTTGTAGTGTTTGACCTTGAAACTAACACCCAAGGGGATGACGGTTCGCCATTGCCATGCTGGCCACAAAATAGTGTTGTATGTGGCAGCTGGTGCAAAGGCTTGGACGGTCCTAGCCATAATATCTATGGCAATGAGTTAGAACAAGGTGATTTAGTCGATGCTCTACATGAGGCCGATTTTATCATTGCACATAACGGAAAATTTGATATTGGCTGGATGAAGCGTGCTGGTATCGACCTGTATAAGCTCATCTTGTATGACACTATGATTGCGGAGTATGTGATACGTGGCAACCTTGCAATGGGGCATTTGTCCCTCGATAAGATGTCGCAAGACTATCTAGGCTATAGCAAGGCCCACTTCATTGATATTTGCATGAAAGGTAAGGTTGACCCCGGCGACATGATTGAATCTAAGCTAGTCGAACGTTGCAATTCTGATATCAAAATGACCCGCGATATATTCTTAAAACAACGAGAAAAATTAGAGCGATTAGGGCTACTTGGCCATGTGTACACCCGATGTTTACTTTCGCTTCCCTTAACGGATATCGAATCTAAGGGTATACATTTAGACAAGAAATTAGTTGAAGATTTGTACCATGACCGTGCTGGTAAGCTAGCTGAGGCTAGTGCAGCAATTGACCTGTTTACAGGAGGCATAAATCCCAACAGTCCTAAGCAAGTGAGGGAGTTTGTTTATACCATCTTAAAGTTCAAGCCTAAGATGAGAGGTAAGGGCCGCAACGCCACTCCATTGTATCCAACTGGAGCAGATGACCTACTGGCTCTTAAGGCTACTACCAAGCGGCAGCGTGAGTTTGTGAAGCTTAAAAAGACATATGCTGTATTCAACGCTGACATTAGTAAATCGCTGGAGTTTTTCCACGGTGTATGCACTGACCCTAACAATGACAGTTGCATATTCTTTGCAAATTTTAATCAGACTGTTACAGTTACTCACCGACTTAGCTCAACAGGTATCAAGCGTACCTTCATTCAGTTGCGTACTGATAAGGACAAACCCAAGACTAAATCAGTTCAAGGACAGAACATCAAACGTGAGTTCAAATGCACGACGAATGCACGTAAGAAGGGTTGGTTGATAGGTGAGGCTGATGGTAGCCAACTTGAATTCAGGGTGGCTGCATTCCTAGGCCAATGCAAGGTAGCAACTCAAGCTATCGTCAACAACTTGGATGTCCACACTGATACCATGAACGTTATTTGTGGTAAAGGGCAGGAGATAAACAGGCAAGAAGCCAAGCCACACACATTCAAGCCTTTGTTTGGTGGCATGAGCGGTACTGAAGCTGAAGTGGCATATTATCAGTGGTTTGTTGAACACTACGATGGTATTGCTAGAGCACAACAAGATTGGATTGACCAAGCGTTGATACACAAACGTGTCAAGATGATACATGGGTTTAGATTCTTCTTTCCTCATTGTCACATGAGTCAATCAGGATATGTTAGCAACACAACTAACATTAAGAACTACCCTGTACAACACTTTGCAACAGCTGAGATTATCCCTATCGCCATCGTTTACATGTGGCACTTGATGAAAGAGATGGAAAGTTTCTTGGTTAACACAGTGCATGACTCAGTAGTCTCAGAGATTCACCCTGACGAGGTGGATGAGTTCAGAGAGTGCAGCAAATACGCCTTCACATACCTTACATACCATTACTTGAAAGAAGTTTACGATGTGGAATTTAATGTTCCGCTAGGGATTGGAGTCAAGATTGGTACTAACTGGGGTAAAGGTGAAGAGAAGAAATGCGTGCCACTACCTCCATACAGGATGGATGGCATTGATTATAAAGAATTAATAACGGAGTGGATAGATGGTTAGATTCCGTAGAGTTAGACACAGGATGCGGCTAGTAGGTTGGCACGTTCTAATGATACAACTATTTGGTATGAGACCAGAGGGAATACGATGAACACTGAAGATTATGGCAAGATGGTGCATTGTTTATTCAAAGATGCAAACGACATCATGCGTACCTTGACACCAGAGCAATTAAACTTGTTGCACTGTACGATGGGCCTAGCAGGGGAGGCAGCTGAAGTAATGGACTTGGTTAAAAAGTCTGTCATGACTGGCACTCCCTTCAACTTTGAGAAGGTCATCAAGGAGATGGGAGATACGGAATTCTACATGGAAGCAACTCGACAAGCCCTAGGAGTCACCCGTGATAGGGTGTTACTAGGCAACATGGAAAAGCTATCAGGTACGGGTGGTAGATATGAGAATGGTTATAGTGATGCGGCATGTGCTGCTCGTGTAGATAAGGAACAAGATAATGAATGCTAAAAAATGTAAGGCTATTCGCAGAGCTTTAAGAGAGCAAAAAATTGATGTCAATCAAGTTGCTTACTTGGCTCGCAATGAACACGTAGTGGTAGGGTACTCCCTAACTGAACTCAATGACGATGGTACTAAGGTAGTCAACTGTCGTACAACAGCACAAACAAACTACCTCAACCCAGCATGTGGTCGTGGTATTTACAGAGCACTAAAAGCATCAATGGAGAACGTATAACATGGCAGATTTTGTCGCAGGTACAGTAGCAAAAGTTAGTGAGAAACCAACAGCAAATGGTGGCACAGTATACAATGTCTGTGTCGATACGGAAGACAATGGCGAGGAGTGGTTTGGTTGTGGCTTCGATGACCCTAAACTAAACGAAGGTGATGAAATTGAATTCGACATTGATTACAACGGTGACTACACGAATATTAACCAAGACACCCTCGTGGTTGTTAAAGAAGCTCCACAGCGTCAGTCCAGTAGCCGTGGTTCTCGCGGAAATGCTCGCAGTAAGCCTAGCAGTAATAGCCGGAGCAGTAGAGGGAATAGCAACAGCAGCAGCCGTGGTCGTGGGGATAGCCGCAGTAAGCCTAACTCTGGTGGCAGGGACAGCAGCAGAAGCAAAGGCAAGGGCCGTAGCGAAAGCAAAAGCTCAGGCCGAACTAAGACTCCTGCAAAGCAAGAAGTAGATTGGGAGCGTAAGGATAATCTTATCCGTCTACAATCCAGTCAGAATACAGCGATTGCATTTGTTAATTGTGGCCTAGCTAATGGTTGCATTGTTTTACCAGCTGCTAAGGCTAAGAAGTATGATGCTTTTCTAGCACTGGTTGAAGAGGAAGCTGACCGCTTGTTCAACAAATACAGTGACATCGTGGATGGTTGCTATGACAATGGCAAGGATGACGCTGAAGAGTATGATGAGGATGATGTCCCGGAATAGGGACTGCTGGCAAGCTAGGTCAATTGTTAGTAGGTGATATAGTCAAGCTCAATGGGTTTGGCTTTCACAATAAGATACAAACTCAAGGAAAGGACTTCTACATACTAGCATTTGTAGAGTCCCAGAGTTGTGAATCAAACTTAATGGTGTGTGTCAATCATCCCTTGACTGGCCACATCATCCTTGATTCTCACTGGTTAGTCTTCAAGTCCCGACCTGTTAATGTGGCTGAGGATTGGGAAGACGACATCCCTTTTAGACCTGCCTCCTACTGCACGCATCAAGGTAAGAGGATTACATTCACTGATGCAATTCAAACATCCCCATTTTAAAATAAAAAGTTGAGAAAATATCTTGGCTTTCTAGGAGAACAACCATGAGTAGAATTGAACTGACAGACAGTCCATTTGATATGATAGTCAAGATGTGCGAGGGCAATCCGGGCGCAATGTCTGCATTGATGGACATGATAAAGGAAGGCGAGAAGATAGACCCGCAAGGTGTTATGGGTGGCATAGGTAGCATACTTTTGCTAGACACTTGGGAGATTTATGGTACTGACATTTACATTCTATGGAGTGACAAATGCCAGCGAGATTGTCGCAAATTCCTGATGATTCTGCGAGCATGTCAGATGGGTAACTTCCCTCTTACTAAATTAAAAGAGATGGCAGCTGACCAAGCAGGAGCTGTTGACTTGACCGATGCTGAATGGCAAGAGCAAGATGACTGGCTATGTGAAAACTTAGTTGAATTTCAAAAGCCTTAAGGAGGATATTATGCAAGAAGTAGACCTCACCCCTAAACTATTATTAGACTTCTCTCTGGACTTTATCAAAGTTCCTAACGTCACCATCAACGGAGGAGAGGGAGTCCCTTTCCATTGCCATATACTAGCTGCATGGTTCCAAGAACTTACCTCAGCTGACTCATCTAATTACTTTGCCATGTTCCAATCATACTTGTGTGGTAGAGGGCAGTTTGTAATGCCTGAGCTTAGTAAGGATGAGTTTGTTAAACTGCTAGCAACTACAGTACAAAACGAGATGACAGGTGGACGCTATGGCTCGTAAAATTCTCAAGAAAAAACTATTCATTGATAGTGACTCAGCTATCTATGCCTGCTGTTTCATTACTGTCAAGCGTGTTCACTTTGCTATCATGAATGGTAAGGTGATTGGCACATTCAAAGACAAGAACAAGTACAACAAGTGGTTCAAAGAACAATCCCCTATCGACCAAGCATGTATCGACCATGATTTCACTGAAGATAACCTACCGTTCCATGAGGCACGTAAAGCCTTTGATGGTTGGATTACTACCCTCCAGAAGTTGGCTGGTACACAGAACAAAACCTTATTGCTTACCAAGGGTGGCACATGCTTTAGAACATACCGTGCGATGCTTAGAAAGTATAAGGGTAATCGTGACAACTTAGTGCATCCTCCTTACTACCATGAATTGCGTGAGTACTTAGTAACCAAGTACAAGGCTCTAACATACAGTAAGTTTGAGGCTGATGACATGTGTTGCATGGCCATGGAGAAAGCTAACGCTTCAGGTGAGTACCAAGCTATCCTCGCGGCCATTGACAAGGACTTAGAGCAGCAGGAGGGCAGACATATCAACCCTAACAAGAAGGCTCAAGGTGTGTACGTGGTGGACAATTTCACTGGGCAATATTCATTCTATAAGCAGATGCTAATGGGTGACGTTGCTGATAACATCCCCGGTCTTGACCGTGTTGGTGAAAAAAGTGCTGAGAAATTATTGGATGGTTGCCAGAGTGTACATGACCTGTTCATTGCTACCTTCAATCACTACAAGAAAAAGTTAGGCGATGGGTTCTTATGCACCCCTTGGTGGTGGGATGAGTCAGTTAAGAATGAACGATTCTTTGACCCTGAGTACGCTGACTTTGCATTAGCTGAACAGAAGCGCAAGGACTACCCAGATAAGACGGTACAGATGACAGTTGAAGATGTGTTCTATGAGAATGCTGACCTGTTATATATGCTCCGTACACCTGATGACCAGTATGTTGCACCTGTTAACAAGAAAGATACATTCAAAGTGCGGGAGCCATACCCTAAGGGTATTGTTATCGCCATGCTAGGAGAAGATAGATAATGGCAACAGCGAGTAAGTTTACTAAAGTAAGTGTGGTGCAATCCTTATCACTCGATGAGGCTGATGCTCTCATTGTGTTCTTGGAACAAGTATCACAGCAAAAATTAACAACCACTCAGTCACACTTAATCGTGGCTATATATCAATCATTAACCAAGGCGGTAGGCAATGGCAAACGGACTTAGATGTGACCAGACGGGCGAAGTAGAGCTTGAGCTGAGTAAGAAAGAATCAGTACTAGTATTCTCTGCACTAATCATGATACTAAATGGCAAACCCCTTCTAGCCGATGCAAGAAAGACCCTTGAGGGGGTGGCACATGCAATGCGAGAACTGGGAGTAGATTTAGATGGCTAAGACTTTATGTGATGACGATTGTGTAACCCACCTTCGTGGTAAGACTGGCACTCTGTGTGGTGTAGCAGTGTTCAGTGACGAACTTAAGGATGCTCCGTTGCAGTGCCGTGAATGTGCAATGATATGCCTTGATGCTATCATGCTAACTACCAAGGCTGAGCGCCGGGAATGGCGTGGGCTATGAACCTAGAGATGATACGACAATTTCAAAAAGCTAATGCCCTTGAGAGTTCCCTTATTGGTACTAACCATAGTAGCCGTACTTGCAAACGATTTACCAAGGCTGAGACAGCTTGGCTACAATCAAACTCCACTAAGTATACTGCTAATGAAGCGGGACTTCATCTCGGACATAAAACTAACACCATACGTGCCAGAGCTAGACGCTTAGGCATTCAACTTAAATCTGCTAAGGATTAAACATGAAAGGTAATAACAACACACCTATCACAAAGAAAGTTAAAGTTAACAAGCGTCAAATCGATAAGAAACAAAATCTTAAGCCTCTCAACCCAAGACAGGCTGAGTACATTCATGCTATTAAGGAAAACGATACAGTCATTTGTATTGGAGTACTAGGCAGCTCTAAGACTTACATCCCGGCATGCATGGCAGCTGATATGCTATCACGTAGACTGGTTGAACGTATTGTTATTGCCCGTCCTAATGAGGGTGTTGGCAAATCACTAGGGTTCTTTAAGGGAACCAAGGATGAGAAGTTAGAGGGCTGGTGTGCTCCTATCACTGATGTCCTGAAGCAGCAGCTGGGTATCACCAAGTACGAATACTACGTGGACAATGGGCAGATTGAACTGGTTGCACTCGAACAGATTAAAGGCAAGTCATGGAACGATACATTCATCCTGATAGATGAGGCTGAAGACCTGTTGTGTGATGTGGCTAAGAGTTTAGTAACTCGTATCGGTATGCGCTCTAAGCTAGTCATTACAGGTGACATAGCACAGCAAGACATGCTGGAATTCTCAGGGCTACAGCTACTACTCAACGTGGCAGAGCATAGCAAGCTACCAGTACCTATCATTAACTTTGATAGCTGGGACTATTGCGTAAGGTCTCCACAAGCTAAGGCTTGGGGCATGGGCTTTGAATCATATGAACAGGCGGTGAAGTATGGCAAATAAGAAAGGTCAAGACTACGACCTATCCAATAGGTCTATGGACTTAGAAGAGGCACGAGCTGACATAGCATGGAAGGACAAGCGCATAGCTAGCCTGACTATTGCTAACAATCAACTCAAGGCACAAATTACTAGCTTAAAGAATGAGTTAGCCGATGTGCTAGAAGATGTCGAGGGTATGCGAATGCTCTTTGAAGGCTTGAAAGATAGCAGTGATGATGACGATGGGAGTAACCACCTCTAATGGAACTACTAACATTACTACATTTGATAGTCGGCATATTTGTCGTGCTGTACTTGCTAGGAACCTATGCCTTAGCTTTAGAGGTTGTTAGGGAATCTTGGGACGCTGGTGAATATGAAAATAACACGTATGATTTGTGGTTTGATATCTTTGTCACCGTGATAGCACCAGTATCAATACCAATCATTTTAGCTTATGAGAAGTGGGGTTAATTATGTTTGAAAGAATTGTAAGAAATATTGTGCCACCTGAGATGGCTGCACTCTTACTGCCAGTGACTACCAGTCCTAAGGTTAGAGGTTACTTGTTCCGTAAGATAGACACAGACCTATACTATAGCAGATTTGGTACTGTCACCGTGCTTCGGGACCATGCTCGCATCTATTCACCTGAACAGGTACAGATAGCATCTCGCAACCACTGGAACTGGGGCCATAAATCACATGGTTCATGGGTGGTGGTCTATGCCTAGAATCCCTGATGGAGGTTGCCTAATCAGAGCCTCAGAGCTACAGGATGCAGCTTACACAAGCCAGCTAACCTACCATATCCTTAAGGAACGAGGTGCTCCAATCATGGGGATGTGTATACTCCTGCTGGACCCTGCATACAAATGGTTTGTAGAGCCAGAAGACGAAGGCATGACACTCATTTATAGGTGGGAGTATATAGGTTGATTGTAGAATCTTTGCTAATGTTCTTGGCAAATTTTGCATTCATTTTCCTTAAGAGTTATCAAACGCAGGCAGTCATAGGAGGCCAGTATCTAGTGGCCTTCTGGGTGTCTACTCTCATGTCAGCAACACAGGTTCTGACAGTAACATTAATCGTTAGCAGTGGTTGGGTAGCCTTTCCACCGCTAGCACTTGGGGGCAGCTTAGGTGTAATATCTGCCATGTACTTATATCGAAAACACAACAAGGGGTAGGGGATGGACGTAACAGCATTCTTATTTGAAGGGCCATGCGATGGTGAGGTTATGACAGTAGACAAAACTGCTGACCGTATTGAAATAGTAGCATTAGATACTGGTGAGACACACGTTTACTTCATATACAGTAGCACTAAGTTTACTGGCAACCCATGCAATACCTATAAATTTCAGGAGACAATTAAAGATGAGTAAGAAAAGTGATTGGCTTAAGGCATACGCTGAGTATATGCAACAACATATCATTGGCGGCATTGCCTATCAGTATTGCTATGACTGTGCATTAGCTAGCATGGAAATGGTAGAGAATGATGACCAAATCTACCTTGAACAATACGACCCATGCGATGCATGTATGGATGAAATGGAGTGCTGGGATGACTAGAGAAGAGGCCATTGAATCAATGAAAGGCTGTGCATGTAGTAAGACCATTGAATCTGCAATGTGCATAGGACTCACACAGGCGCAGGCATTAAAGCTAGTAAGGCACTATGTTAAGTCAATGCCTAAAGGCTCTGAGCTTGGCGCTACGGTTGAGGAAAGAGTACGTTCAGTCACTGCACACAAGAGGAAACATTAAATGAGTAAAGAGTTAGAACCATGGGAGCAACTACCAGAGGTGTGGAAGACGCAGGCTGCATACTTCAACTGGATTCGTGGCGCTATGCGAAAGGCGTGGTGTAGACACCCGGTTAAGATAAGCTACATGCACTTGCATCGCTTCAAAGCTCCTCTTGGTAAGGTTACATTCAAAGCCCCTAAGGGTACAATGATATGGGCCACTACATGTGAGACCTGTCATAAGGTATTCAAGGAAGGGCAGACTGAGGTTGACCATAAGGCTAGGGCTGGTGGCTGTAAGAGCTGGGATGAGTTCAACGTGTGGATTAAGGGGCTGTTGCATATCAATCACAACAGCTTGGCTATCATATGTAAACCCTGCCACTACATTAAGAGCTATGCAGAGCAGCATGACCTTACCTTTGAAGATGCTCGGTTAGCTAAGAAAGTAATCAGGTTCATGAAGCAACCTGCTGGACCACAGATTAAGTGGTTACTAGCTAAGGGTTATTGTGAAGTAGATGTCAAGAACGAAGAAAGCAGAAAGGCCGCGTACACGAACTACCTCAGGTCAGTTTGATTGTCATGGTAAATGCCAGCGCAGATGCATCGAGTGTGCTACTTGCGCTAAACGAATGAAAGAAGAGGATGATGAAGATGAGTAAAGTATTAAAAGTAACAACTGATAGTGGTGTCACCGAAGTTAACATGCATGATAATGCAGCATTAGAATTAGATGGCGGTCACTTAATCTGTGCTGGAGAGGATAAAGCAGTAGTCTATGCACCCGGCCATTGGAACGATGCAGTATTAGAGGAGAAGCCTGATGAGTAAACATTTTATTAAACCCTACATCGTAGGAGTAATAGGGCTAGGCTTGGGCTTGCTGGCTATGGCATTTGAGGCAAGGAGTATTGAGATATCCCCACTGCAACGGCAAGCTTACTGCTATGCTGCTGCTAGTGCAGCTGGACTCTCAGTACCTGCCATAGTACACAGAACAGCCTTAGCAGAGTACAGACAAGAGTACAATGCAGAGGTGAGCTACCATATAGGCTACCGCATGGGACACCTTAGCGCTACCTCCCAGCTCTTAGAATTGCCATTGGCAGAGGTTGCACTTGCTTTATACAACAAAAACTGTCAGGTGGAGATGTGATTAATTATGGACGCTCCCGTAAGAAGCAAGTCAGCACGGAAGAAACAAGAAAGGCTACGCAAGAGGCACGAGAAGCGGGTAAGAGAAAACCGCGTAAGGTCAGAGGACGCACGAAATGAAACGAGATAAGTTTACTATGGATATAGGTGAGGTGATTGGGTATTGCTATGCAGTAGCTGCTGTCGCCTTGATAGGTAACTTAATTTATACGGTGGTGACATCATGAAAGTATTAGGTGGATTGTTCTTAGGCACATTAGCAGTGTGCGGAGTGATAGTATTGATAGCGGAGTTTGCAGCATCATGAGTAGAGGTGAGCAGTTTCTAGCTGCGATGGTAGTTGCAGTCATAGTATTAGGCATAGCCTTTAAAGTGAATGCCGTACTAACTACAATGTAAAAGATAGCCCGCTTAGTCGCGGGCTTTTTTGTGTCTAAATTTTGTCTTCTGGTTCTTCTTCTTCTTCTTCTTCTTCTTCTTCCTTTGGTCTAGCAGAGGGGATAGCTAGCATACGATTGATTAACCTTACTGCTCTATTACCCACCTCATCAAACCAGTCGGAGTCTTCCATCTCTGCGGCTGCTGTCTCATAGTCTCCTACCTCCAGTGCATCCCACATCTTAGTAAACGCTTCTACTCCTCCACGTCCCATGTTGAAGGTCATGTTCACTAAAATATCATAAGCTGCATCAGGCAAATCTACTCTGCGAGCTTCTAACATCCTGTCTACTCCGCCAACTGCCTCATCCATATCCTCTGCAAACCATGCATTAGCAATCTCGTCTGGAATCTCTGTCCCTATCGGATATGTTTTCTTTTCTTCCTTGGTTAGCAAGTGGCCTATGCCTCCAGTAGCAAATCCCTTAGAGTCATTGTAAGACATATGCTGCCCATCTTTATTCCTCACTGCACCCTCGTCCTTCCTAATTGCTTTGTTCTCTACATGTAGCTGTGAGACATCTCCCTGTGTATTTATGAGGGGTTTGTCAGGTATCTTAGCAGGGGTAGGCTGCTCAACTGTACTAAGCATACCCAGTATCTCATCGTTAGTTGCATCATCAGGGAAGTCATACTCCTGTCCTTCAAATTCTATTACTTGTGACATGTTATATCCTCTACTCGAAACTGAGCTTGCCATCAGGGCCACGAATAATGCGACGAGGACCAGTCTTAGGTGCATCTGCTCTCTCCCCATTAATTGTTGCTGGTACTGCTTCCTGTATTACCTTCAGATAATCCTGCACATTTGTGTAGCGTGAGGCAGGCAGTATGCCTACTCCAGAATACATAGATGAAATCTTATTAGCCCGGTTGAATCGTTTAACAAATGCTGGTGCTTCATTGTCTATCTCAAGACGTTGACCTTGACCTTGCGGTCCCTCTAACTTGTAAGTTAACTGACCTCCAATAATCTCAAACTTGTCTGCTCTAAATCCCGGTAGGGTTGTTAGGCCAAAGTACTCACTTGATAACCCTGCTGTCTGGTTAGCCTGTAATGGTATGAGCTTGGCTTGTAATGCCTTGCTCTGCATAGCTGCTGCCAAAGTCTTACGACTATCAAATGCTACCCACGCATGTTCAGAGCTAACTGCTTCAAGGTCAGACATGGCTGCTGTATGCGCTTCTTCTTTACCACCGACTGTTTGTACTGCTACATTGGCTGCAATGATACGCTCATTAACTACATTAGTTCCTAGTCCAGCTGTACCTGTACCCAACTGACCATATTGTTTAACTACTCCCATAGGCGTTGGGACTAGCTGAACACCTTGTGTAATCTCACCAAGAAGTGTTGCCCCCGCTGCTCTTGGGTTAAGCTTGTCAAGTAACGCTCTTGTCTGAGGATTGGTAGCCTTCTCAAAGAACTTCATTACATCAAGGAAGCCTCGTTCTCCACCTAGAGCATGAGCTACTGCGAAGTCTTTAAACTCCATAGCCTCACCAAGTATTAACATCTTGTTCAGTGCAACAGTGTTACCTGCCATAGCCTGCAAAGAACCATCCTCAATCATGGATTCTATCTGTCCCTGTAACGCTACTAAGGGAGCTACTGCTGCTGCCAATTCTGTAGGGTCCACTGCATCTCCTGCTGTAGCTATAATCTGAGCCTGAGCTGCTGCAATACTTGCACCCATCTGTTGTGTTAGTTGGGTAGTAAACTCGGGAGTTAAGCCTCCTGTTGCTATCATCTGTCCTCTGGCTGATTGCATAATATCCATCATGATTAAACCAGAACGGTTGTTAACAGCTCCTGCCACTTTACGCAGATTGATTGTGCCATTAACCTTAGAGCGAGTGAATTCTGCGTTCTCTGTCTGTGCCATTAGTATTGAGTTGTTAGCCTCAATAAATGCTGGTACTGTTAGACCCACTCGACGAGCATCGTTACTAAGCTTCTGCTGGAACTTCTCTTCAGCTGATAAGCCCTCTGCCTGAGTAGATAATAAGCTAGCAAACAAGCGTTTCTCAGGGTCTTGTCCTGTAGCTGATATCATAGCTGCCCTAATCTCTTGCTCGAACTCAGGAGATGCTGCAATGGCATCATTCTGAATAACTGACAAGCGTTCTAATGCAAACTGGCCCGGTAACTTACCTTGCTTAACTGCATTGGCAATGTCATTGAACTGTGCAAAGGCTGCTGCTGTTGCAGGGTTGGCTAACGCTTCCTCTGTAAACAGTGACTGTGAAAGTGCTGGGTTAGCACGCGCAAGCAAAGCAGTCTTAATCGAATCCGTCTTACCTGTGATATCCTCTTGCAAGTTATCAATGTGGTTCTTCTTGATAGCTGGAATAGCTACGCTAGCTACTGCATTAAGAGCATCGGCAATGCCGGGGGTAGGCGCAAACCCACCCTGCAATTGCACACCCGGTATCTCAGCTGCTTGGTTTCCTGTTGAGCTAAATGGTCCGGCCATTATTACTCTCCTTCTCGTTTAAGTGTGTCAGCGAATGGTATTACTACCGCTTGCTTACTGAATAGTTTACTAGGGTTGAGTGCATTCTCTGCATCAATTACTAGCCCTTGGCTTATCTTATCAGATGCTGTGCGTTCAAAGAACTTCAACAGCTCTCTTTCTTCCAAAGTTTTAGGGTCAGAGAATATCCGCACGTTTAGTGAGCTGCGTAGTTCCTCTACTAATGAGTCATTGTCTAGTGCTTCCTGCACATACTGCACCAAGATATGCACACTCTCTGCATTGTCTGGGCTGTTGTCATGGATGTATGCTAGGCGATGATATGCAGATACTATAACATCCGATGCAGCTCTTACCAACTCAGTGTTATCCATGTTAGTTTGCTGTACTGAACGTAGTCTAGTTTCTCGCGTAGTTTGGAAGCCTAATGCTACCCCTACCTCAGTTGCTAAATCAAAGTCAGCCTTTACAGTTACCCGACCTCTACGGTCCATAATGATGTTGTGCTTGTTCATCATACGAGCCTTAAGAAGTTGTCGTCCCAATGAAGGGATAGTACCCATAAGTGCTGCTATATCAGCGGCTGCTGCCACCATATTACCTGTGCTTAAGTTAGGCTGTCCTCGTCTATCAGCCATAGAGAATGGTTCTAGCTCTGCCAATGCTGCAATAGCGTGCGACTTGGCTATAGCACTAGTCTGTATTACTGCACCACCGAAACGTCTACCTGTCTCACCTGATACACCCAATGCTTTAATCCACAAAGGGTCTTTACTAGTTATGATATCTTTAACTGATTCTAGGATACCTGATGCTAGTGCTGCACGTCCTGCAACTTCTATCTTAGCGCCGAACATTTCATGAGCAAGAAACCCTGCTGTGCCTTGGTTAACAGTGTTGGCAATAGACTGCTTAAGTTCAACATCTGCTGGGTTGTTGTCATCAAGACTTGCCTTGTCCCCTACCCAGTCTACAAAGGCTGGACCTACCATAGCAGTGAGTGGTACACCTGCCGCTCCAAACATTAACCATTGTCCTGCTGCAATCCTACGTTTTTGAGCATTATCAAATCCTCCACGTCTTGGGCCTTTAGCTATCAACTCAACTGTCTTGGTAAGTACTTGCAAGAACTGTGTACTCATTGCTAAGGTCTTCTGTACACCATTAGCACCTTGACCACCCTGCCACCATGCCTTATTTGCAGCGTTAAGCTCCAACATAGTGAGGTTAGATAGCTTCAGCACGTCTGCCAAGAAGTCATCGTCTACCTTACGTCCCTTGCTCTGTGCTTTGATGGTATCGTATGCACTGATGAAAGATACACGACGATTAAGTAATTCCGCAGAACGATAGAACATTAAGCTGACATTACCTGCATTGCGTAGCACGTCATTAGTCAATCCCAAACCTGTGTTGGACATGTAGTTCATATCAGCATTACTTCTTACTGATTCCCACTGACCGCTCCTACGCCACAACTGATAAACTTCTAAGTCCTCTGCTGCTGCTCGTACTTCTGTATCAGTAGACTTACGCAACCTACGCATAGCTTTAGCCACTGTGCTGACATCTCTCATGTTGTCGAATATGCCAAAGGCTGCGCTCCTGCCCATAATAAGTGGGATGTCTCTGATTGGTCGTAGTGATAGTGCTACCACTGCGGCCGATGCCTGTACATACAACTGTGCTGGGTTCAAAGTGCCTAGCATGGTATGCATACTTGCTGACATTACAGCTGATGCTGGGTCCATGTGCTTGAGGTATAGTATGGATGGTACACTTTCCTTTTTAAGTCCTAAGCCTCTTGCTCCTTCCAATACCCAATCATGTGTGCCTTGTATTGCTGCCTCATAAAGAGACTCTTTGCGACTTGGTACACGATTCCATTTGTTAATCTGGTCACGTAACTTGTCAAGAGCCTTACCCTTGTCAGTATCAGGAAGTATAGTGCCATTAAAGCCATTGACCTTAGCTTCTGGTACTTGACGACGAACAGTGTTTAACCAATCTGTTTCACGACCAATGCGCCATTCGTTCTTAGCAACCTTAGTTCCAAGGTGGTCAATGTAACGTCCGTATGCCTCAGAAGGGTTCATACGCTCAATCTCTACCCCATCTAAGCCCATTAGCAAGTCGTCTGCTGCACGAGTACCAGTGAATAGTCCTGAAGTACCACTTAAGGCGTTCTCCATACGCTCCATCTGTCCCATAGCTGAACCATCTGCTAGCTCAAACTGCAATAAAGCATCCTCTAGTGGGATGTCATACTTTGCAGCATACTTGGTGGCCATGATAACTTGAAACTTCTCTGCATCCTTACGAGATGCGAATGCTCTTAGTGCTTCACCTTTACTCTTGCCAGTAGTACCAGCCTTCTTGTAAGGGAATAATTGTTTCACTACAAACTCAATGCCTTCATTAATCTTAGGCACATATCCCGGATGGTAATTAACCACCTGTTCTGGTAACTGCTTAACATTTGCTGGGTCCATTACGATGTACTCAACACTCCTACCGCCACGCATATTAGCGTTGCCTGTTACATTCCAGTCTTCACGTAAACGAGCAAGTACCTTACCATCTTCATACACGCGAGCAATATACTCAGGTGACATGACATTGGTGGACTTAGTTGCTGTGTCCCATGCTTCAAATCCTGTCTTGTTTCTAATAGATGACATAGCCTGTACAGCATCATCAAAAGGTTTAACTAAGATAGCCAAGTCCTCCCCTGATGGGCTAACGAAAGTTGACTTAAAGCCACCTAACTCCAGCTCTCTACGAGTTACAAAGTTCTGCATAGAGTGGAATGCATCAGCCACTAAACGTCGCTTGTAATATGCTTCTACTTCTGCTGGATTAGTTAGTCGTACTGTGCCAGTCCTTGTCTGAATTCCTGCCATCAATTCACCGCTAGTGAACACACGACCACGTTCCATAGAGTCGGGGTTAACATACTCATCCCCTGCAAGCTCCACATCATTTACTCGTGCTCTTGCTTTAACTTGAGTAGGGCCGCTGATAGAGGTGTTAGCATCTAGCCATAGCTCATTGATACGAGTTTTACTTGCTACTGCAATATCTTCTAACTGCAATGCAGTCTTGGTCACGTCATTGAAATCTAATGCTGCTCCCGGCTTAGTCACTGACCATGCAGTAGGAGCTAATCCCGGTATACTTGCAGTTGTTGTACCTGCCAAATCAACAACAGTGTCGTCGTAGTTACCTGTTACTTGGTTGACTTTCCATGAACGTCTACCTACTACATTCTCAGGGATACCATCAGAGGTACGAGTAATGGTGTACTCGAATTCAAATCCATCTGCCAACTCTTTGGTAACATCAACACGGCTTAGTGTGATACCTTCCATCATCATATCTTCACCAGTGCGCTCCATCTCATCTAAGAAGTTACGAACTACACGTTTACGGTCAGACTTATCCAATGCACCAACTCGCAATAGGTCAGATTCAGTAGTCATGCTACGAACCTTCTTCTCCGATGCGCGTAAGAAGTCATTGATTGCATTGGCTGTCTCTGGTACTAGACCTTCAATAGCCTGTGGCATCCATTCGTTAGTCTGGAATGGCATGGCATTGGTGATGGCATCATCTGTGCTGATGTTAAATGCTCTTGCAATCTCGGGGCTGTCCATTGCTGCCAAGTTGATACGTGCTGCTTGTGGAATATCACCAGCTCTGGCTACCAAGTTTGGTAATGAGTGGAGGCGTGTCGCCAAGTCAGCTGCATTATACATAATCATTTCCATCTGTTGACGGACAGGCTTAGGTAACTTAGCTATGTCACTTACTGTGCTGCTAATCACTTCACCTTCAATGATACTGGTATCACGTAATCTGTTCGGGTCAATACCGAATCCCTCAGGAGAGGGTCTACGAGGTCCACCTACAGGTTGTGATGGTGCAGCGGTAGCTCTAGCCGCCTTAGCCACCCTAGTCGCTCTCTGTGCTATTGCGACAGCACTGAGTCCAATGTCAGCTACATCTAGGGCTAATATTGCACGTTGTTCCTGTGTTGCACGCTTTGCACCCTCTGGTTGGAAGAATCTCATCAATGCGCTAACTGCTAGCAGGGTGTTAGGCTCCATCTTCTCACCACCAAAGATACTAGGAGTGGTAATAGCAAGAGAATCCGTAATAGTCTTGACCAATACAGGGAACAATACTTCCTTCCTTGCAGTTGGTTGGTTCTGCCAAGAGGTAATCATGCCAGAGATACTATCCCCAGTCATGTAGAGGCTTAGGACATCGTTCTCTTCCACACCCTCTTTAATCTGCTCCCATGCAGCTGTCTCTCTTAGAGGCAACATCAATGCCGTACCATCTGCTAAGAAGTCCATTAAGCCCATCTCATCAATCATACGAGCCATCTCATTAGTGGCTGCTAAGTTCAGAGCTACTTCTCTACGTACTGCGTCAGCTAGCGGAATGTTTGCTGCATTCTGGATGATAGCTAACTCAGTTGAGATAGGGTCTACTCTGTTATTATTGATTAAGTTCTGACCCTCTGCTAATTGTTGAGCAACAAGCGTTGCATCCCCTCCGGGCATAGCAATAGATTGCCCTGCTGCATTGGCTAACTCACCTTCAAGACTGTTGTATACTCCTTGGGCAGCTTCTTCTAATGCTGCTCTGTGGTCCAGTGATGCATCTGCTTGGTTGATAGCCATAGGTTCCATAGCCTTGCCTTGGGCTGAGACTATCTGACCTGTTAGTTGGTTCTTACGTACCTCACCTACTACACTCCCATCATCTAATAAGCTACTAACGTCATCAGGACTCAATAAAGAGTCTGTTGGCTTTGTTTCATCAGATGTTAGAGAGTGCATTTCGTCTGGGTTTATATGTGCCATGTTGTTTCCTAAACTAAACTTGTAATTGATGCCACTGCTTGCTCATCAAACTGCCCTGCAAGATTTGCAATGCCACCAAAGGTGGCTGCTGATTGTTGTAAGCTGCTTACTCTGTTCTGGCTCGCTACTACTGCTTGTTGACCTGTGAACTGCTGATTAGATGCTCCGATAGAGCTTGCCAAGTCACCAGTGATTCCGAACTCTGCACCTTGTGCTGCTGTACCACCAGCTACACCGAACTCAAATCCTGCTGATTGAGCCTCTGCTCTGCGAATACGTGATGCTGCTATGTTACGTTTGATAGAACGTACACGCCTTGTTGCTGCAATGCGATTCTGTATTTGGCTCTGTCTACGTTGTTCTTTGCCAGCTTTGCGTTGCTGGATAACACTTGATACTGTTCCTATTGCTCCGATTACTAATGCTGCTGTTGCCATTATAATTCCTTAGTGTATAACACTTCTGTTTTACAGTACCCTACATGTTCTAAGTACTGCTCGGTCTTACCTTTGTACATTGGATTAGTGCCGATTGTGAAAAATCTTATGCCGTATGTTTTGAGGTCTTGCTCTACGAACTCTAGTAGTTTACCAAAAACTCCGCTCTTGCGATAGTCAGGAGCCACATAGAATGCATCAGTGACTGCTTGAATCACTCCTTTATGCTGTATCATCTCATTGGCAAAGACGCTCATATAGGCTATAGCTTTGTCAGAATCGTCATATACGAGGTAGAACCTTGCATAGGATTGTTCCTCTGCCAGCAAGTATGCAGCATGGTCCAGCTCCAAGTCCATAACAAACTCACCAAAGGGTACTTCCTCCCAATGAGAGCACATATCCTCACACATAGCTCTATTGGCTGTGTCATATGTTACTTGTTCAATTCTCATTGTTATCTCCAATAGCAAAAGGCCACACCGTAGTGTAGCCCTTGATTTTAGTTATTTAGCTTTCGCTTTCTTAAGCTCTTTACCAGCTTCGTCAATCTGCTTAGACTCAATCTTGTCCAAGTAATCAGTGACTGCTTTCTGTGCCAGTTGAATGGAACTGTATCCACCTTCTAAGCATTCAGGAAGCTGACCACCACTGCCGAATTCAATAAATCGCACTGTCCTGTTGTACTTACGTACCATGTAAACTTCTTTACCTTTAGGAGTTGTGCCTAATAACATCTTGCCGTAACTATCTGTTGCTTCTTGTACGTCTGCCATGTAGTTTCACCTGTAAATCACGTTGAGTTTTTGGTTCTAATTCCCTAAGCTTGATGCCCTGTCTTCTGGCTATGCGTTCTGCTCTAGGGTCTTGGACCTGTCTTAATGCTACCCCAGCCGTTGCCATAGCCTCATTGATTAACAAAGTCTGCATCCTTTCAGGGATGGGAAACTTAGCTGTAGGGTCAGTAAAGTCCATTGCTGGTTTTACATTAGCCAGTATAAGGCTATCTCCAGCCTGATTACCAGTTCCCCTAGCTTCATCATATGCGTCAAAGGTTAAGTTGTCTTCATCAAAGCTAGTATAGGATGTTGGGGGTTGGTCGGTTATGATTTGTAATATCACCCCATCATCATTAGCAATGCCTGTGACATTATCTTCTAGTGGGTTGCGTCCATCCAGCCGTTCTATAAACTGACAAGGTGTTAAGTATTCTAGTTCAGGGAACTTACCATTATCGTCAATGTATTTAACACACTGTAGCTTGGTTACAGCGGAAGGTATTGCAAGGTTGAATATCTTGGTATCAGCAACATCTCTTGCCTTCATCCTGAGAGTTCTATCACGTAAGAATTCCCAGTCCCTTCGGTCCAGTATCTCATCGTAAGTCATCTCAAGGATGCTGACAATCTCGTCAACTTCGATAGTCTCATCCAGTGTGTCAATCTCATCAGCGCCAATACGTTCCCCGATAAGCTTGACTATTTTGAGTAAAGTTTTCTTAGCCATTACTTGCCTCGCTTCTTAATAACCTTCTTAACCATAGTCTTACGTGACTTAATCTTAGCTTTCTCTTTTTTAGTATGCTTTGGCATGATTTAACCCTCTGTCTCAAATGTGTATGGCGTTATGCGCCCTAGTAGTTCAAAGTCTTTACCAGCTTCTGATTCATATCGCAGGACTACTACCCGTCCAGTTCCTCGTACTCTCAAACGTGTATCTATTACTTTATACGGGTAATCTGCTTCTACGTTATTCACTCTCCCAAGCCGCAGAGTACTGTACTTCCATGCCTGCTGGGGAGTGCTCCACTTACTTGATGCATCACTGATAGCCCAATCAAACTTTGCTGTTAATATACAGCTGTATATGCTTGATAATTTCACTTAATTTTCTCCTTAAGGTATTCTGTGTATTGCTGAATGTCTGTTTATCATGACCATATTAGTAGCATCCTTTATTGCAAAGGCTACAAAGTGTGCCGTTCCAAATACTGGGTAGCTGAAATCATGTGTGCCGGGGACTGTGGTATCAATCACCCAAGTAAATCCATCAACGCTAGTTAACAGGTTCATCGAAGGAGTTATTAAACTTTGCCCAGAGGAGCTACCATTATCATCACCTTTAGTTAATGCATAAAACTTATTAGTGAAGTCATCCCACTCGACCTGCCCTCCCGGTAGGAATGTGTCCTGTCCATCGTTGTGCTGTACGATAGGAATGCCTATAGGAGTTTGTGTCCAACTAACTCCATCAGTACTGGTTACAAACAGCTCGTTAACACCTTCATGATGTTCAATACTAGCGACAAATAAGCCTAAAGGCTCTGACCATGCTATGTCATTATAAAAAATCTCAAACGAAGTTCCTAAGGTAGTGTGTGTCCATACTTTACCATCTGCACTAGTGTAAGCCACTCCAAAACTATCAAGACATACTGCCAAACCCAAGGCAGGGGCATAAGTTATAACTGATGGATGTCCATTGAATGCAGGTTGTGCCATTGTACCTTCTGTCCATGTTATTAGGTCTGTGCTCCACAAGATATGCTGTAAATCTCCAGTGACTATATACAGTCCAAAGTCTTCTACCCATATAATGTCAGTTATGTTAGGAACTTTGCCTAGGCTAGGCGATACTCCAGTAGTTCCCAACACCCAAGTAACACCGTTGTCAGCACTGGTTACAAAGTTATCACCAACACCTCCGATATCAGCATCTGTTGGAACAATTACTAAGCCTTTGCTTGGAATATGTATAGGCTTTCTCCAGAAATTTGCTGTAGGGGTTGTCCGTGCTGTCCATGTTATACCATCAGGGCTGGTACTGACATTACCTATAGCCCCTGCATTTGCATCCTGTGTCGAGGCAAGGTAGCCCACTCCGGGCATGAATAGCAGATTATCCCAAACCTCTTGGAACTCTGTGGATGTAGGTGCTGCATCCCATCCATCAAATGGAGGTAAAATTGCTATGCCTGTTCCCTGCAAATCACAACCAAAATCTGTTAGTGCTAAATCTAATTCACTATTAAGAGTTAATGCATAATAGTTCTGCTCTATTTCCGTACTCTCTGTGGCTATCTGTGTAGATAACCACCAATCATTTATAAATTTAGTAGCCATTAGCCACCTCCTCCACCTTCTTGGTCTGACAAATCTTGTCCCAGAACACCAAATACGACTATGCGTATGCCAGCGTTTCTTGCTGCTAATGCAGCTGCTTCTGCCTCATGATATGCAGTTATTCCATTAGGGGAGTTAGCTGCTCCATCTGTTACTATAACCATAATTGGAGTAACTCCCTCTCTGCCATTCAATGTCAGTTCCGTCGCTGCTAAGTTAATAGCTGTTGCTATGTTGGTTAACCCTGACGGGGTGGGTAATGCACTAATAAATGACTGCACTGTAGCAAAGTTGGTAGTAAGCGAGTTCAGTAAAAACGGTGCTGCTGTAATTACTACTGAACCTAACGTCCCATCAAAACCTGAGTCTATCCACTGTTGTATCATATTATTAATTGCAGGTAGAGTTACTGTAAAGTATTCATCCTGCTTCTGACTACCTGTATTATCTACAACTAACATAATATCCGCAGTAGGAGTATCACACCCTGACCCTAGCAGTGGTAGCTCATAGTAGTCCCCTTCCCTTAGGTTCTTACTTTCCTTACTAAAGAAACTATGAACATGTGTTGGCCTTCCTCTTGTATGTGTTGCTTGCATATTAAACTCAGCAAACTCTATAAACGATACCATAGGTAGCCCTTCATTATCCCCTGCTGCTACTTGCCAGTCAGTGAATGTCCTACTATGGAAAGAAGCAAAGGATGTCTTATACCCATTAGCAGCTGCATCAAGAGACAGTACAGCCATCTTCAATTGAGTTATCTGCCCACTATCTAATACTAATGTAGCCGTAACTACTTCAGCACCTTCATCTA